TGGGAATGCTTGGGATAATGCTAACGACAAACTTACAACCCCTACAGGCATGAATGTGTATTGGAATGTAAGTTTGAACAGTGCTAACACTACTGATACAAATGGTATTTCCCCTAATTTATATATTGGCGGGTCTTCTGTCAGTCAGTTCGCTCACGCCTATGGTACTTCTGGCCATCTAAGTGGTCAAAATGGAGTAACGGGTAGATATTACGCCACAAGCACCCAAGACGTTGAACTTTATGCTACAAATGGGCGTTCTGATTACTCTGCCGACATAGATGGCGGCGTTATAAGCGCCACTCACTTCACTGCTCAGTTTGAAAGGGTTTATTAATGGCGGCAAAATACGATAAACCAGATTCAGTTAGTGCTGATGACTTTGGATTTGCTCTACATCTCATTAATTCAGATGCGGTAGTGGAAATCATGCAGTACGGTATTTATGGGACGCCTAGCCTTGAATTAGTCTGCGAGTGGGATGATGATAAAGGTGTATTCCCAACTGCTGATGAAATGAATGCGGCAGTAGCTATAGCAAACTGGGATCGCGCTCGTAAAGAGAGAAACGAACTTCTTGCCGCAACAGACTTCTATGCTCTAACTGACGTAACCATGTCAGATGATATGGAAACCTATCGTCAAGCATTGCGTGATGTTCCAGCAAGCGTGGAGAACTCTGAAGACGTAGTGTGGCCTGAGAAACCTTAATGGGATTAGTTGCGCTAGAAAATGCTGGTCAGCAGGGTATAATACGTGACATACAACCGTGGCAGTTGCCGCCAGGGGTGTGGTCTGATGGAAATAACGTGCGTATGGAGCACGGGTCTGTACAAAAATGCAAGGGATACAGCTCCGTTATGGAGACTTGCCCTGTCGCGCCATACCATGTTGCCTACCTAAAGGATGCTGCTAATAGTAAATACTGGATAGCTTGCGGCCTAACAGCAGTTCATGTCTATGATGTTGCGGCAAAAACTTGGTCTGATATAACAAGAACATCTGGTGCTTATGCTGCTACTGCCGGTGAGGGGTGGACTAGCACTGTAATAGGTGGTGTGGTAGTGCTAAATAATTTCATCGATGCTCCTCAGTTTTGGTCTATAACTGCATCCACAGGATTGCCTAGCACAAGCACAACACTTGCCGATCTTACAGCTTGGGTCGCTACTGATAGATGCAAATCAATGAGATCGTTCCGATCTTTCTTGGTTGCTATGAATATAGAGGATAAATCATCTGGCACATTACGACAAGCACGCCTTATAAAATGGTCAACAGAGGCGGCAATACAATTAGTTCCATCATCTTGGGACGAGGCAGATGCTGCACTAGACGCCGGTGAGTATGAATTAGCCGACACAAAAGGCGCTATATTGGATGGATTGCCACTGCGCGACACCTTTATGATATATAAAGAAGATGCCGTGTATTCTATGACCTATGTCGGAACCCCATTTATATTTGGGTTTAGGCAGTTATCCCCCTCAGTTGGCCTATTATCTAAAAACTGTGTAGCGGAGTTCGATGGCGGTCATTTCCTGTTTGGTAATGGGGATCTGTACCTAAACGATGGTCAGCGCATAACATCCCTACTCCCACACAAAATGAGAGATCATGTTTTCTCAATCATAGATGGAGAGTTTCTAGATAAATCCTTTGTTGTTGCTGATTACGGAAAAACAGAAATGCTTGCATGTTTTGTGTCCGCTGACAGCACAAACAACCAATGTGATAAAGCCCTAATATGGAATTGGGTTAGTAATACATTTTCAATACGAGATTTACCACAGCTCGCCCACATTGGATATGGCAGCGTAAGAAACGAGGCCGCTCTAACAACTTGGGCTGCACCAACAACTACATTATCAGCTGCAATAACATCTCTAACATCGTTTGCTGATATATCGGTAACAAGTTCTGCATCACTACTGTCGTCTGGAACAGTAACAATAGACAGTGAGCAAATAAGCTATACATCCAAATCTGTTGGTACCCTCTCAGGAATAACTAGGAGTGTAAATGGCACATCACCAGATACCCATCTATTGGGGGCTGATGTTATAAATGGTGCAACTTGGTCAACAGTAACCGGCCCTTGGGCAACCTCTTGGGAAAACGTAGAAAACGTACTCTTGTTTGCGTCACCAACAAATACAAAACTATTTAGAGATAATGTGGGTAACCAAGAGGATACAGCAAATATGACCTCTTTTGTGGAGCGTACAGGACTTACGCTCACATCAGCAAGTCAGCCAGACCAGACCACAGTAAAAAGAATAAAGGCTGTGTGGCCCAAAATGACTGTTACCAATAGCGACTCTGTAAACTTCTACGTTAGCACACAGATGTCTACAGAAGACGGCATATCTTGGAAAGGTCCATTTGAGTTTAACCCAGACACACAATCAAAAGTATCAGTAAGGGCTGCTGGTAAACTTTATGGTATAAAGATAGAGTCTACAACAGATACGGATTGGCGTTTAGATGGGCTGGAATTTGAATTAGACGACGCAGGCAGGCGTGGATCGAGGAATTACTAATGGCAATGGCGGATGTAAAAAAGGTCAAGTCAGTAACCAGATACGAGCCGGGGCCATTACCAGAGAATGCAGAAGATTTAGGGATATATGTTATTACAGAGTTAAAAAGGCTAGGAAATATTTTATTTAACCAATCGGTGATGAGACTTGAGCAAACGAATACAGCGCCAGAAAAACCAAGAATCGGAGATATCAGACTTGCAGACGGAACCAACTGGGATCCAGGATCGGGCGCAGGAATTTATTTCTACAACGGAACTAGCTGGACGCAGTTGTAGCACACACCTTGTACCACCTGATGAGGTGAACAGGCTTTGGGATTTCGTCGAGCCGTTTCTAGATATGATGACCCCCTACACAGAGGGGGAATTGCTGCCAGAAGATTTATACGAAAGCCTAACTAACGGTGGGATGCAGCTATGGGTCGCTATTTCAGATAATGATGTAATAGCAGCAATGGTTACACAAGTAATTCCGTACCCGAGAAAAAACGTTCTAAGAGTGATTTGTATTGGAGGGCAGCACATGGATAAGTGGCTAAGGTTTTTCCCTCAGTTAGAAAATTTCGCACTGCACGCTGGTTGCTCTGCTATGGAGTGTTGGGGCAGAAAAGGGTGGTTACGTATACTAAAAGATTGGGGATGGAAATGCTCTTACCATATATTAACAAAAGATTTGAAAAAAACTAGGATGCACTAATGTCATATAATCCAGAACGCGCAGTTGATTATACCAATACAGACCCCAACTATTGGTCTGGTGTAAATGAGTATTTTAAAAATAACGCAGAAAATGATGTAGGTGAAACAGGTATATGGATACCTAACCTTGAAAAACAAGGTGCAGAATCCACTGCGTTAGCGGCGAGTGCTGGAGGTGTAACAGCGGTTGGTGGTAGCAATTACGCTGGTGGTAGCGCGTCAGGTTCTAGTTATACTAGGGCTGATGGCACGGTGGTAGCTGGAAGAGAATATGGCGACACTGGCGTCCTTGAAAATACTAGAGCAGAATACCAAGACGAGCGTCCAATAAAATTAGCCTCTATATATAGGGGTGGTACAGAGTACACAAGCACAGATGCTGGAGACACATATGGCGGCGGGACAACTCTTGGCAGGATGGGTACTGTGCCAGGAGCTTGGCAAGGCGTAAAGATCGAGGGTGGTAAAGTTGTCGGACCCGGTGGAGAAAACTACGTAGCCGCTGGTGGTGATTTTGGTGGTCTGCTAGCCCAAGGCGTAAGCATAACCTCTGGTCTACTAGATAGCCTGTTAGGGCCAAGAGATAGTGATGGACTACGGTTGAGAGGTACGTTTCCATCCGTAACAGGGGCGGCAACAACAGACGCAGGTGCTGCAGGCATGTTAGGAGGAACTACTGGTACCTCTGGTGGTGCTAGCGGCAGTGGTACAAGATTTCATGGCGGTACATTACCCAGTGCGCCTCCGGGTATGGATGTTGATTACGCTCCTTGGAGTGATGATTACTGGAAAAAGAATTTACCGGGACAGTCAGATCTACAGTTCTACGGCGGCGACACGCCAAACCTTGTTCCCGGCGGCTGGCGCCCAACTGTGACCCCTCCAAGATGGGGTGTGCAACCCGGACAAACCAAGCCAACATACATGGCGCAAAGCATATATCCGTTATTATCTACCCCGCTAGGTGGTGGAACTTCTAGTGGAGGTGGCGGAACTGGGTTGGTAAAGTATGCTCCCCCTAAAGGTGGTGGGCTTATTGATGTAACCAAGACTACTACTCCAACCGGCACCGTGCCAATCGGGGCTACCACAACAGCTCCCGGTAGAGAGTACGATTTCCCTGATACTATTTTCGGTAAAAGGTGGCAGGATATACCTGATTTTGCTAATAAGGCCGCTCTTGAGATGTATGGTGATCTAGGAACCTATGGCGCAAAATACCCCAAGGCGGGGACTTATGGCAGGGTTGGTGGACAGATATACGAATATATAGGTGGTGGGGATGAGGGTGGTGCCGGATGGGAAACATCTCGCAGCTATCCAGTGAAAACAACAACGTAAAGGTATAAATTATGGGCGGCGGAACTAAAGTATCTACTACAGAACAAAAACCTTGGGCAGAACAAATACCCTATCTAACGTCTGGATTTGATCAGGCAAAAGATTTATACAATAAGGGTGTTCCGGGTTTTTATACTGGAGAAACATTAGCTGGATTTGACCCTGCCCAACAGGCTGCGCAAGCGGCGACTATGGGCTATGCAATGGGTCCGCGCCCAGCGGCTATGCAAAAGGCTGCAGAGGGTGCGACACTAAACCAGTTAGGTGGTAGAACACCCTTTACCGACCCCCAGATGGCAGACTTGATGTCTGGAACAGTTCAAACAGGAGCAGGTACTCCATTTGGTGCTATGGCAGATGTTTATGGAAAACAGTTTGCCAAGCAGATTAGCTCTCAAATGCCCGGTGTACGCCAGCAGATGGTAGAGTATCAACCCGGTGGTGGTAGCCGTGGCGACATAGTGCAGGCTAATGTAGCGTCTGCTGCTGCGGATACTTTAGCTGATAACCTCGCTGGGTTGTATGGTGGAGCGTATCAGACCGCACAGGGGATGAGGATGCCTGCTGCATCTATGCAGTTAGGAGAACAAGCAATGGGCCAACGAGCATACCCATCTATTATGGGTGCGCCATTATCTATGTACGATGCTATGGGTCAGGTTGGACAACAGCGTAGAGCGATGACTCAGACTGCGATGGATCGTGACATGTCAAGGTACAACTACGAGGCTCAGGCTCCATACAATGCTCTCAACCAGTATATGAATACTATACAGGGTAACTATGGTGGTACCACAACCTCTACTACACCTAATGATAATAGCGGTATTATGAACATGATAGGCAGTCTAGGTAGTGCTGCTATTATGTCGGGTAGTGACATACGCATAAAGGAGAACATCGTCCCAGATGGTAGCTGGAGAGGTCATAACGTGTACAAGTTTAACTACATAGGGGATGGGGTACGCCGTAGAGGTGTAATGGCTCAAGAGGTAGAGTTAACTAATCCGTCAGCGGTTACTGAGGTCGGCGGTATAAAGATCGTTAACTACGGAGAACTCTAGTGGGAGCGGAGTTTAAGAACCCCTTTGCTGGCGGTATACAGGGTATGAACAAGCAGATCACAGCCGGAGAGGTGGCGAAATATAAAAATAATCCCGCCTATAATGTTGTTGATAGTCGAGTAACACATGACGCGCCTGTTGCTAGCCCGTATAGACCAGACCCTAATGCCCCAAGCGCTGCAGCAGAGAATACACGTAGAGCGAAGATGGGCGGCCTAGCGGCAACTGAGGGTCAGTTTGGGGGTATAACTGCAGAGATTGATCGTGAGTGGATGCGTGATGCTATGTTGTCTGCTGTTCCTGAGGAGAAGAAATACGCTCCAGCCCCTGCATGGAAAGGCGGACGAAACGATCCGTTTAAGATGCAGTTTGATTTGAACTCATACTACCCGTGGTTAAAGGAAAAAGAGAAAGACCGATATGGCTGATAAACCAAGGATGTTTAGTGCGGAACACCTAGAATATCTGAAGAGAGGTATTCCAGTATGGCCCGGTGATGAGGAGAGGATACGAGCGTTAGTAGACGCTGGTAAGGCTGGTGCTGCCCAACCTGTAACACCTCAGATTACTCCCCAGTATGATCCGGGTACGGAAGATATGCAAGCTGGGAGAGGGATGTCCCAGTACCAGATTGAGGGTTTACTGGCAGACAATGCTAGGAACATAGCATCTCAGCAACGCGCTACTGCAGCCTCACAATATCGTGGCCCTCCTAGAGAGATGGTCCCGCAAGCACAACCCACCGGCCAGGAAATGTTTCCCCCAACGTCGCCCGTAGACCAAAGGATGGCGATGTATGAGAAAGTCAGAAAAGAGTTTGAAGCCAAACGTGCAGCGGCCCAAACCACACCTGTTGACATACCTAAGTTTGTTGGAGATGTGGGCAGTGGTCTGGGTAACTTTGGTGGGTTGCTTAACGCACCCTCTGTTGCTGATTTATACAGAAAAGGGATGTCACTACTTCCCCCTAAAACTACAGCTACTGCGGCTGCAATAGACTATCCAGACGCCCAAGGCACGATACAACCCCAACATACATCTTCTATGCCGCTTATGCCTGAGGAGATTAACAGGGCGCAGCAGGCAGCCTTAGCTAGAGAGCAAGCAGGCCCAGCTATGAATGTTGGTGAGCAGGCTTATCAGCAAGGGCGGCAGCAAGATGCCGCCAACCAGTGGCTGCAAGCACATGCCCAAAAAGATTACGAGCGGGAAAAAGAAACCGAGGGTATGTATGCTATGCAAGCGCATGGCATGGGTGATAGTCTGGGGCTGGACTATTGGGCGCAGGGTGGTAGTCCAGTAGCCCATGCACTAGCTACTGGGGCTGGTGGTCGTGAGCCTGTTGATCCAATGGGTCTTGAGCCGGATGGTACTACGGAGGCAGGAGAGCATCCAGTATTGGAGGAGCGGATCGAGGACACACTCATGCCGACGGCTAAGACTGCCGCACCCGCAACCGACGTAGCGCCTGCTCCATCAGCAGCGATAACTGGGGGTGGTGAGCCAGAATCCAATAATAATGTGGGCGGACTGCCTATAGAGCATGTCGCACCAGCACAAAAAGCGGCTCTGGAAAAGACATGGGGCAAGTATGCCTATGATCCTGTTGCACGCAGAAAAAAGTTTGTAGACCAACTCAACCAGATTTATAAAAAGGCGGCATGGCTTGATGTCATCGCAGCGCTAACTGGTGGTAAAAGCAGGTCAGAGCAATACATCGCTAGATCGGTTCAGATGCTCGAGACTCTGGATAAATTCGATCAAGAGGAGCGCATACAAAATATATGGCAAGAGGTTTACTACCCTGATGGTGTGTACAACCCGCCTAAGGATCAGCAAGAGGCTTGGGATCGTGCAGCTAGGCTGGGCGCTAGTCCTAAACTAATGCGTGAAATATATGGCTCGATACCAGATGCAAAATCTACATATCAGTGGTACCGAAAAGGTGCAGATGGTCAGGTAGAGGTGGTACAGCAAAGAAAGAAACCAGAGGGAGCCAACTGGAGAAGAGGTTCTGTTCCAGTATCTTGGGAGAAGAAAGACAAGATATGGTTTACCAATGGGCAGTACAATATACAGGCTAAATCTCTAGAAGAAGCTACATCAATATATGGCGAGGGGTTCCGAGAGGGTAAGAAAGGTGCAGAGGAAACAAAAGTTGTGTGGAACAACGGCGAGGGTGGAGAAGTTACACTCAAGCAGGGCGAAACACCTAGCGGTATGGGTTACCCCGGAGACTGGAGTCGTGGACCCAAAGGGTACAAGCAGTCTGATCCGACCAAAGTATACTGGACGGATGGTGATGGCAGAGAGGTTTTATTGAAACGAGCTGAAAAGCCAAGTGATCTAGGGTACACTGGTGAATGGTCTGTTGGCAGGGCTGGTCGCGCACCACGCACAGATAAAATATGGTGGACTGATGGCACGGTAAACATACAGAAAGAACCCGGAACCTCTCCAGTAGGGGATGGTTACAGTGGTGTATGGAGGATAGGAAAAGTAGGGTCAACGGGTGGCGGTAGTAAAGAAATAGACTGGCTTGAGAGAACCTACGTTAACGCAGGCGAGGGAGAGCAGGGCAAGAAAGCTGCAACCGAAGCTATGTTCCAGAAAATGAAAAAGAATCCTGAGATGTATGGATTGATGCAGGAATTTAGCGATGAGCAGATGCGTGAAAGTGCAAAATTACAAATAGACAACATTGTCAAACAGTATCACGCTAGAGGAGATAAATCTTTTAGTTCTCAAGGAGCGGCAAACGCTGGTGCTGGCGAGCAAGCAGCTGGCATAACTCCCACATTTAAATCTGCAGAGGAAGCGCAAGCCGCTTGGGACGCAGGAGAAATAGATAAAGAAGAGGATGGAACAGCGGTGATCATCATCATAGAGAATGGCAAACGAGTAATGTATGAGATGGGTAGCTGATGGCAGAACTTAGATTTCTAGGATATGCCGACGAAGAGGATGAGGAGGATCAGGCACCAACACCTGCTATCACTACAGCTGATAGAGAGGCTCCGTTATCCGGTATGCTTAGGCTCAAGGAGGGGCAGGATAAAATATCTATTGGGCAGGCTCTACAGTATGGAGCCGCTAGTGCTGCTGTTCCTTTTCAGTTTGCTGGCAAAGCTATGGGCGCATCATCAGATCCGGGTAGTGTCCCGCATGAGTATTTAACAAAGCCTGTAGAGGAGTGGAATCAGGGAGATGCTGTTTGGTTTGCTGGGCAGATGGGACTAGCAGATACATACCGAGGTATAAAGCAGATACTCGATATAGAGCCTGAGGAATTAAGGGCGCAGCAAAACATGATAAACCTGCTAATGGAGCATCCAGACTGGGGCGGTAAGGTACTCGCTGCATACATGGGTGGGATGATAGTAGACCCTGCTGGCTGGGCTGTTCCAATCGCCGGTAAAGGTAAAAACCTGTACTCAGGATGGAAAGCTCTAAAGCATTACTCTAAAGTGGGCGCAGGAACTGGTGCGGTGTTTGCTGGTGCTGGCTATGTTGATGAGGAAGCTCCATCACTGGTTGGTACTATGCTAGATCGGCCTGAGTCTCGCATGACTCGCGCAGAACAGATAGCTATGGGCGGTGTTGCTGGTGGAGTGTTGACTCCGGCGGTAGCAAAAGGTATGGAGAAGTTGGGGCCAATGTACAACCGCATGGGTGACGCTATGTGGAAAGCTGTGTCTACTAGAGCTGATGCTGCTGGTGGATTGGCTGGATCGTATGCAGGTTTTAACTTTGACCCTGATGCTGGCCCACTGGATAAAATGAAGAATGTATTGATTGGTGCGTCTATGGGTTTTGCTGGCGGAAAAGGCATAATGAAAGCGCCTCCACAATTCAGAGACACATTGGGTAGATTTTTTATACCAGACTTTGGGTTGTCAGAAAAGTATGTTTCTAGGCGTGCCAGGATGCGCGGAGACAAAAGCGTAATCCAACAAGAGTTCAACGAACTGGTAAAGCGAATATCAAATGAGCCTGAGCCTGTGCGTAGAGCGCTGTACGACCTGTTAACAAATGATAAAGTAGTTCGTACCGCTGATGATGCCATAGACGCATCTGTAATAGCACTGAAAGGAGACATACGAACAGCGGTAACAAAGTATGGTAGAGAGCTGAAAGATTTAGGCGTGCTTGATCCCGCAACGTTTTTACGCAACAGGGATACCTACCTGCACAGAACATACCTACGCCCAGAAAAAGATAAGTTCCTCTCCACTGATGGGAAAATACGTACTATTGGTGATGAGTTAAAGATGCGCGGCGTGAAGAAAGAGGTCACCGCTGCCGACTGGGATGCTGGTGTGCGACCGGACAGGATGGGAGAGTGGAGAGAGGTAGAGCGTCGTGGTAACAAAATAATTATTAACCGCGACTACACCCAGCAAGAGCGGGGAGCTATGGGAGAGGTTACGGATGCCGCTATAGCCCTTGATCGAACTGGTATGCTGATGGGTAATGATGTTGCCGTGTATAGGTTTTTGAACGACCTGTCTAAAGACCCCCAAATAGCATCTGTGGAGAGAACCGCTCAACACACGCACTACGTACCCGGAGCAACCCACGCAGGAACCAAAGGCGGAGCTAAAAAGTTTGGTAAGTTGGGTGGCATGTATGTAAGCAAAGATGTGCATGATGACATAATTCGCACCCTAAAGTTGAAAGAGGGTGGGATGAAAAATAGTAGACTTGGCAGGATGTATC